CACCTTGACATGGTGGGGGTCGTTGGTTCGAGTCCAATCGCGCCTACCAAACAAAATCCGCTCTGCTGGGCGGTCTAGAAGGGCTCACCGAAAGGTGGGCCCTTTTTTGTTGCCTGCGATTTGCAAAACTTTTGCAAAACTTTTGCAAAACCCCCACCTCAGAACGCCAATTCGGCGCCCACCTCCAGGTACTCGATCTTCTTTTCGTCGTGCCCCTCCTGATAGTGCTTCGTCATCTTCTCGTCCGCATGCCCCATGAGCGCCTGGATGTACTCCTGTGGGAATTTCTGCTGCTCGTACAGCCATGCGCCCAATGCGCGGATCTCGTGAAAAGTGGGGCGCTCACCGGCCGGCACATGGTCGTAGGCGTGCGCCGCATCCCTGGCCTTGCTGAACTCCTTGGTCAAATAGTCCGGCGTCACGGATGTCCAGTGATCCTTGGCGTCAATCTGTTCCCGCCGGCGAGCCTTGGGCTTGTAGTGGATGAGGTACGGCGAGGCCAGCGGCGAGCGCAAACACTCCCCGACCACCTCCCGCAACGCCGCACCCATGGTGATCTTCAGGTGCACCGGGTTTTCGTACCCCTGGGTTTTCCCCGGAGACACGGTGAGCGTGTTCTTCTCCATGTCGGCGGCTGATTTCAAGCAGGTGACGATGTCGTCCCGGCGCTGAAGGCTGGCCAGGGCCAGGCGGATTGCCCGCTTCAGCCATGGCGGGGTTGTCGCTGCATCGATGATCATCTTCAATCCGTCGAGCGTGTGCCGCTGTCGCTTCTTCTCGGCCTCTTTCTTCACCAGGGTCAACTCGGCGTTGTTGCGCTCAGCCAGGCCCTTGGCCACCGCGAAGGCGAAGATCTGCACCCACAGCCCGCGATGCTTCGTGTAGGCGTTGTTGCTGAAGTTGTCCAGGTACTCGGCCATGGCCAGCACATCCAGTTGCCCTATCAGGCGGTCGCCCAGATCCTGCCGGTACCGCTCGAGTTTGAACTTGATTTCCTCCAGGGTGCGCGCGGCGTATGAGCGATCCGGCAGCCATTCCTCTTCGAAGCGCGTCAGCAGATTGCTCACGATCGGTAGGCGGTCGCCTGTCAGTACGGCCAGCAGCGAGCCGTCATCGACGACCAGTTCCGCGAACTTGAGATTGGCCGCCCGGGCCAGCTTGATTGCCTCCTCCAGTGGGCGGTTGATGCTGGTCATCACGCCAGTGACCGGGTTGCGGTAGCGCCAATACTTGCCGTTCGGGTAAAGGTTTGGCGGCAGCTTTCTGTTTTGCAGCGTGCGAGGCCGGGCAGCCATCACCCGATCTCCAGCATCTTGGCCAGCAGCGGGTCATTCGAGCCCATGACCGCCGCCTGCACATCGACGAAATACATCCCGCCTTTTACCTCTCCGATCACTTCGCCTTCCTCAATCCATTTTTTCAATTGCTGCAGGCTCGGCTTTCCGCCGACGTACCGCAACTTCCTGTATTCGCCGGCCTCCATGAGGCGCGGCAGCTTGACCGTGATTTGCGCCAGGACCTTTGCCATAGCTACCTCCCACCGCCCGCCGTGGGCCGCGCTGTCTTGATGATGTGAACTGCCAGGCCGAAGGTGATCAGCAGCCAGGTGCAGGTGCCGGCGAATGCGTAGAGCAGCGCCTCGGTGGTGCCGGTGCCAACGAGGTCAGGGCCTATCCAAATGAACCAGGTGCCGGTTCCGCCCAGGTACAGCAAAGCGCCCAGCAGTATCAGGGTGAGTTTCGTAGCGAACATGGGGTGTCCTTGCCGCGCTGGGCGGCAGAAGGTGGGTTAGGGTTACGCCGCTTTGCGGGCTTCTGATGCAGCCGTACGGCGCCGCGTGATTTGCAGCTGCAAGCGGTACGCTTTGAACCGCCGCCCGTCACCGGGTCGAATCTCTGGCGCCGTGTACGACAAGTCTTCCTCCAGCTGCCCGAAGCAATAGAGGTGCTCACCGTCTCCCATCCATTCAGGTTGTTTTGTTGCCCAGGCGCGTGCCGCCGTGCAGGCCGAGCAAGTCTTGAAAGTGTCCATGTCGCCATCCCAGCATCCGCTTATGAGTTGGTACTGCTGGCCAGGTTGGATCGGGCCGTAGCATTCACAGCATTGGTGCTGCTTACGCGCCACGGGCATGGTTTCCGTTTGAAAGTCAGACATAGGAATACCTCGCCCGCCGCTCACCGGCAGGCATGTAGGGGGATGGAGTAATGGCGTTTTGCCTAGATATCTGAGTTGCTTTGATGGGTGTAAAACAGTGAATCAACCCATTCACTTGCCAGGAGGGCGTGTGTCACACCAAATAGATGTTCCGATTGCCCACGCATATCGGGGTCACACGATGTTCCTCAAGTTCGACTGGCGACGCCCGAACGACGATGCACCGGTTGCCGCGAAGATCATCGAGCCCGCGTCAATTGATGGGTTGGGCGAAGTTGCTGCTGAACTGACCGGGCCCTGGCCCGACTATCCGGCGGCGCTCGATGAGGCAATGGCTGCTGCTGAGCGTTGGGTTGATAGTCAATTGCCCTGACGCCATTCGAAGGCAGGTACGCAGGGGATTGGGGGCAAGGAGGCGTGCTGCCGATTTGTGCTGCTACGACGGTGAGCGCCTGGCGGAGCGCGCCACCACGGTCGGCGGCGTTGGTCCAGCCAATGTTCTCGCCGAATCCTCGGCGCTCGACCATCACGTATTGCAGGTTGGTGAACCATTGGATACTGAGCTGAAGTTCGACCGCCAGGCGCATGGCCTGGAGGTCATAACTGAGTGGGTTCCATTGCTCCCGACCTGATTCTGGATCGTCGTAGTAGAAGGCATCGCTGCCGTGGCGGTACTCCAGTTCGAAGCCCATTGCCTTGGCTGACAGCTGTAACAGCTCGTGCTCTGTCATGGCGTCACCCGCTTGAACTCGACCACCCAGACCCACGGGTTGGCTTGCCAGTTGCCGCCAACGGACTGCCAAATATCGCGGAACGCGGGCACCGGGTACTTGTGGCAGGCACCGCCTTCGTCGCTCGCGCACCACTCACGTAGAGGGCCTCGGTGAACGCCCTCGGCGGCCGCCTGCTCGTAGGTGATGTCTTGCAACCGCTCGACGCGCACGTCGGTGATCTCCAGCAGGATGCGGCACGCGGCGCGGGGCATGTGGATGCTGGGCTTGTACTTCAGGCCGAAGTCTTTCCTTGCCTCGTCGCCGTGTGATCCAGGGCGGCAGTCGGCGGCGTAGGCGTAGCGCTGGAGAGGGCCGTCCAGGTCTGGGCGGTGCTCGACGCCGGTACCGCGCAGATCAATGAACGTCTCGCGCACCCACAGCCGGTCGCCGGGCTGGCCGTACGGACATTTACAACCAGACTCACCATCGCGCCACCAAGCGCCAAAGATCTCTGGCCCCGCCTCTTGATAGCCGCGACGGTTGGTGACCGCCACGTTGTACGACTCGACCGTGATGGTGGCGTCGGCATCGGGCTGCAACTTCATCACCCGGCGCGTCACCGTCTTCCGGCCTTCCAGGATGGCGCGCACCATCGGCGCCGAAAAGAGTATTGGCCGTTCCTTTATTTCAGGCATGCCGGGTTCCTTGCCGCTATAGCGGCTGACTTTGAAGGGGGAGGGAATTTGTAAAAGCTGTACATGGTCCAAGTTTTTGTACAGCTACGCCTAGTAGTTTTCACGGTGCACAACAGGCGCAAGAACCATGATCAACGATGACGATCTTCGATTTGAATCACACAACTATCTGCTCGAAATTGACGCCTCAGTTGCCGAGCTGATGAAGCTCGTCGCCTCCAGAAAGACGCTAGGCGCCGAATGGGTTCAAGCGATGGCTCGTTACGACGCCGCTCACTCCGAGTGGGTGAGGTTTCTTCTAGACGCAGCAGCTTCCAATAAGGCTTAGCAGACGAAATCCCCCCATTTTTAACCGTAATGGGTTGTTCTCGCTGCGCACTGCCGGGGTGGTGGAGTTGATTGATTTGAACTGCTGATTCCACCATGTGCCGAAACAGCTACCACCCAGAGGACATATCGATGACTGAAGAAAAGAAGAAAGAACCCGAGCAAGAAACCCCGGCACATTCCACCGAGGAAGAGCGGGAGCGCCTGAAGGACTTCAACAAGGACGGTATTCCGCCTGGTTCGAGCTGACCATCAAGCCGGGTGGGGTGAGAAGCGCAACGCTGACTTGTATGCGGCGTCGAGCGCATCATCCAAATCACCACCGTTTTGCCTGGCATGGTTGAAGGCAAT